AAGAATGGATACAAGAATGGATACATGGAGGTGAGATAAAATTAAGCCCAGTCATGTATTATACACGATTGGGCTTAATAGCATTAGTTTATTGGGTTAAAAACAGCACTAATTCTTCCTACAATATAATCGGAGTAAACTTTATATCCGTTATTAGTAGGGTGAATATTGTCGCCAATAAGAGAGATATTATTCAAATTCAGCCAAGGCGCACTGGCTTGATTGATGCAAGTGTATCCATGTTTAGTGCACATTTCTTCTAGCTTATTGTAATATTCTCTTGCAGTAATCGTTACATCCTTAAAATGAATAGGATGTTCCATCATTTTTTCTCCGGCAGTGATATTTGGATATCCATAACCAGTAATAAGGATAACTCTTGTATTGATATTTTTCGTTTGTACTATGTCAAGAATTGTTCTGTATGCGCCAAGTACTGTATTGTTAGTTGTGTCGTCAATCGTACCTAAGTTATAAGACGGATAAAGTGCATAGTCATTGTATGCCCAAGCAACAGTGCATAATTTAATATTGCTAAAATTGGTGTTGTTGATAGTATCAACTATTGTCTGCCAGTCTTTTAACAGTCCTTGTCCACCAACAGCTTTATTCGAAACAGTCATATTTAATGCTGCTGCAATGGCAGATGGATAATTAAACGGACTTTGTCCATTCTGTCCACCAATTACACCATAACTTGTGCTATCGCCAAAGCATACTGCATTTCCTTTATTATAAGCTCTATTCTGATTAAATTTCCACCAAACATTATAGCTAGTTGCATTTACAATTATTGTCATTACTGTGTAAATATTGGTAAAAATAGTTGGCAAAACGCTTGTCTTTCCAACTCCAATATGCCATGTAAAGCCGGTATCATCGCTGGTATAATACAAATAAATAGCATAATTGCCCGGTTCTAACGTTGCCGTAAACGGGACAGGTTTACTGCTAATTCTTGAAACACCGTTGGCATTTGCGATATCAACGACATCATTCCAGTCAGTGTCGAAGGTATATGTGTTATTTTTTGAAGTAATTAACACATCAAGATAATTATTTTCCCATGTCACTAATGAGCCATAAGAATTTATAATTGGTTTTTCATATTTCCAAAATACTTCAAAATTATCCGATGTAACAATGATGGTTGCAACTGTATAAGTTGCGGGGTTTCCATTTCCATAGCATTCGGTTGTTTTACTTACACCAATATGCCACTGAAAATAGTCTTCATCTTTGGTATAGTACAAATAAATAGCATAATTACCTGGCTCTAATGCCGTTGTTAACGGAGCAGGTTTATTTATAATTCTTGAAACACCAATGGCATTTGCGATATCGATGATACCTTTCCAATCAGTGTCGAAACTAAATAAATTATTTTCATGAGTAATAATTATATTTAGTTGTTTGCTTTCATTGATAGTTAGCGTAGCTCTATTAAGGCCTACCTGTTTTGCATCTGCTGCTGCTCCTTCAATACTGAGCGACTTATCTACCACAACCGCGCTACCAGTAGGCGTAACATTCGCCACCAGCCACTTCGTTACTGCACTAGTAGTCTGCTGGTTAATCTGTGCATCAAATGTCTGATGCAGAAGAGTGCCAAAGCTGCCATCAGCGACCATTTTGTCCAGCTTTTTGTTAATCTCTTCCTGTACATCAAGATTGGTAAACCAGCTGTTAATCCAGTCCTGCAACTGCTTGCACGCAGTAATTGTATCAGTACTTAGCTTAGTGATATTCCCATATGCTTCCAGACAGGCATTATACTTGCCTACCAGAAAAGCCATAATCTCATAGTCGCTAGCGCCCTGAATGTAAGTTGTCAAATCGAACTTACCATAAATAGGCTGGAATACGCCCATACTAGGAAATTCAGGAACATCAGGGAAAAAATTAGCTTCACCCGGTTTATTAGCCATAATGTACCTCCTTAAATATTATACCTACCGTCCCACCCACTGCTTAATTTTTACGGAAGGAACTAATACAAGCAGCCGTAGTTGTTCCAATAATTTTCTTAATCAGTTTGAGAATAGTTACGAACGAATCAATAAGCTGTTCCCAATCGGATTTTTCAAGATTTTCAAAACCGTTTTCATTGTCAATCATGCGAGTTTCACCCAACCTTCGACAACATATTCCTGTCCAGCAGCAGTAGCAGCATCGAACGTAATACTATTAACAGTGATAGTACCAGTATCATCAGTGTTAGACTTTACAGTTGCTGCAGCGGTAGCAGAATGGTTAGATTCGGTATCGAACCAACCGACTTCAGCTTTATTACCAAGTTTAGGCACGTTAATGTACAACACATTACTGTTTGCTGCAACAATGCCTTTTGCCGTAATGACAGTGTTAATAAACAGAATGTCATTGATAGTGTAACTTGCATCACCAGTAACAGTAATGTTCGTGTCGGCGGAACTAATAAATTTACTCATATGAATACCTCCATTTTATTAAAAGACGCCCATAAAACAGGGTGCCAGTTCGGCAATAACTTCCATATCAATATTTTTCATTGCTTCAGAATATTGTTTAAAAAGTTCGATGTAAGATTTTCCATTAAGACCAGTTACGGTACGATTACGTCCGTAGGTGTCATCAATGTTGGTATTGTACGTAGTGGTCGTGTTGCCATTACTCGTAGATGTTTCAGTACCATTCGCTTTATTTTTAGAAGCAGCATCTGCGTAAGTATTATTAGCGATGTCAGTTTCAATATTAAGCATTTGGGCAGGAGTAGCGGAACTGACTTCAAGATTATAATTATTGCTAGTATTACTACCGCTATTTACAGTACTAGTAATATCACTACCAGTACGTTTATTTGCACTAGTATCTGCAATGATTTCAGTAAGAGTAGTACCAGTGTTAAACTCCCATTCGCCGTTAAGAGCTTGATACATAAGGTTCTTAAGTGGCATAATTTCGTTCATAGTAGTATTAAGAAAATGTTTGAACCTATCAGGTGCAGTACAACAAATTTCATTAAAACGATAGTGTGCAATAATTTTCTTATTCAGTGCATCACGCCATGCATTCTTTTCGTCATTAGTTCTAAGAAAATTAGGAAGTGGATAATCTGTGAGTCCAATATCATAACCTGACTTGATTAGTGAATCAAGTTCAATTGTGTATACAGCCATTAGTTGCCACCTTCTTTACCGCCATAAGTATAGTTGATAGATGCATTACGAGAGTTAAATTTGGAGTCGCCGATTTCAACATTCGCTGCAAGTTCAACGTCAACAGGAGCATCCAAAAGATGTGGGAATAGAGTGTTGATTTTTTCGCAAGCTGCTTTCCGTTGACTAAGACCAATGTTAGCTAAAGCATTTGCTTGAACTGTATATTGTTCAGATTCTGCAGTAATAGAACGTTCACGCTTAAATTCTGTAATGCCAATGCCGAGAATAGACAGATATTCATTATAGATAGTTGTTTTAATATCCTGAAGTTGTCCGGCTACAAACGGTGCATCAGTTTTAAGAACACGAAAACTATTAGGGTCATAAGAATCTTTGTTACCAAAAATAACAGGTGTATTACCATTATATTTTTGATAAATAGCTTGTACAGTTTGCTTTTGTTTCAAATCTGTAAGAATAAGGATTGGTGTTTTCTGTGCTTTAATGTTAACGTCTCGAGCCATATCAATATCATACAATTCTTGTGTATATTTAAGAGTTGTAATAATAGTAGGATACATATCAGGAGTGTTTCTAATAAGCACGCAATCATTAAATGGAATTTGTGGGAACGTTGTGACAGGAGAAATAGGACGAATGTTTACAGGTTCATCATAAAAATTTACACCTTCAAGAGTTGCCTGTAATGCCATAAGACCCATTGGTGCTTCAAAAAATACTGCATAACCGTATCTAAATAAACAATCTTCAAGGAACCGTTCATTTACGGTTTTAGGAAGATTTTTCCATTTGAACATAGTACATGCAAGATTTTTCAATTTTGAATAATAAACTGCATAAGAAACATTTGCAAGATTCTTTTCAGCAAGTTCATTATCATATTTATACATTATATCAACTCCTTAACTAAATAGCCAACCTAATAGTTTGTTTCCTACCCAATTTAAAATAGTACCTACAACAGATGTTACGATTACTGATACACCGCCAGTTGCTCCGCCTAATGTAATACCAGCAGCTTCGAGTAAAGTTGTTAATCCAGTCATGACCCAATTTGATATAACTGGCGTAGCGTATTTAATACCTACAGAAACACCAGTTGTAACAAGGCTTACGATAACATTTTTTCCAGCCTGTTCGAGTGAAATGTCTCCTTTAATAACCTGTCCGACTGATTGAATTAAGGTATTTGAAATACCAATTGCTAATGATGTAGCAATATTTGCAACTTCGGGATTATCTATTATGGTTGGTACATATGCAGTAATTGCGGTCGCCAAACCATGCATTGTGATATTGGTAAGATAATCAATTGATAAGTTTTTTGTTTGAACCAGAAAAACACTTGCTGCATTTTTGACATCGCCAGTTGAAATGGCAGTTCTAAGTGCCGACCATCCATTCGTAATAATTGCATCAACATATCCATCGAGATATGTGCCAAGTGCTTGTGCTGTATCACTATTTGGGTCGAGATGAGTAGTTTGGAAAATCCAATTTTTAAGACTACCTTTGGCTTTAGTAACTTGTTGGTCAGCTATTGAAATTACTCCGTCGATAGCTTGCTGAATTATGCCATTAATTTTGTTAGAAACATAGTTAATAGCATTATCAACAACTGTTTGAGCAAAGTTATTCCAAACTTGTTCGAAATTGCCGCCATTAAGTAAATCATTAATTGACTGTAAACCATTATCAATTATACTATTGATTTGTGAATTAACAAAATCTTTGATGATTTTCGCAAGGTTGCTATCTGGTTTCACACCTTTATCGTTAATAATAGCGTTTGTTAAATCATCAATAACTTTATTAATTTCATTTTTGGTTGCATCACCAGTGATTGCTTTATTGATCGTTTCAAGCATATCATTAGTGACAAGTGTTGATTTTGTATAATTTACAGTTGTGTATTTTCCTTCATTCCAAGGGATACCGGGAAAATCGGAAATATTGTTAGGATTTACAGAAAAATCAGCTGCTGCATTAAAATTCGTATAATCGGTTCTTGTTGCACTTGTAAAATAAATTTGAAAATGTAAATGATAACCAGTCGATTTACCAGTATTACCTACATTACCAATTTTATCGCCTTGGCTTACTTTTGAACCAACTGCTTGACTAGCAAGTGCTTCCATGTGGGCATAGCGTGTGTAATAGCAATTTCCGGCAGAATCTTTTGTATCATCATGACGGATAAGAATTGTATTGCCCCATGAATCTGATTTATAACTTTGAACAACTGTACCTGCTTTTGCTGCATAAATTGGGGCGCCTTGAATTTGTCCTGGAGTACCCGTTGTTAAATCAAGTGCTTTATGCGAATTTTTATAACCAGTTGAACAATACCAACTACCAACGCCAAGAGGAAATACCCATGAGTTTGTTGCATAATAACCATCTACAATGATATTCTGATTATTTCCGCTTATTGAAGATGAACCTTGGCTAATTTGAATAATTACGTAATCATGATTATTTGCTACGAATTTATTACTGATTAACCATGGATTTAATTGAAGTAATGTTGCAACAGGAATACCAACAAGTTTTGAGATATTGTTAATATCATCCATCCAAGAACCAGTATATTGTACTTTAATGGCAGTATAGCAATTATTATTTGCTTGTAATGTATTTCGAAAACTTTTAAGATTATCTTCTGGTGTTGCTGCCATTAAATCACTTCCTTATACAATAGGATTCAATTGGTCAAAATTACCAAAAACTGCAGTACTAGACCAAAAGAAAATGCCTTTATCAAAAATACGTTTAATCAAATCCATATCTTCATCGGGAAAATTACCAGATGCGCGTAAACCTAATGTACGAATATATGTCCAATTAAGACGTGCATGAAGATTTGGCACTTTATAAGTGCTCTGTTTATAACCATAAACAGTAAGATAATCATCGCACCGTTTTATAATATCACGAGGTGGAACTTTATAGCCATAAGAAAGGGTCGTTTTCTTTCCTGCAACATAAATATTTGATGTTGCTACGGAACCAGTTGCTGGTGCATTATAACTTTCAGTAATATTAGTAAGGTCTTGATTTATTTCGTCAATTCCTTTACTGTATTGATATGCTTCAAAGCCGCTTGTTACGGCACCTGCAGCAGAAGATAATGTACGTGAAGCGCCACCGGCTATTGTACCGACCGGATTTGTAACCAATCCTTTAGGATTGAACATTCCGGCAGCATTACTTACTGTATCTAATGCGCCAGTTATCGCACCAATTGTTTTATTATATTCGTTAAGGTTACGATTCATTCTAGAACGTTCTTGATAAATTGCATTGCTTCCACTGTGTAAATTATAATCATTTTTATATTGATTATATGCCCAAGAACTTTCTGGAATTACAGCTACAAGTGAAAAATTGGCGATGTTTGAATTACCATAGTTCGTAATAATACAACCAACTGAACCACTTGTGTCATCAACGACAATTTGTGCAGATACACTATTTCCAGTAATATATTCTGGGTTAAATTCAAGTTCTTGGCCAAACATAGCCATATAGCAAGAGATAAATGCACCAGATAATAATTTTTTATTTTTTGGAGAATATCCGTTAATAGTAGATGGATGTTTTGCAAAAGAAAATGTAGCAGAATGATTGGCAGCAGGCCATTGCTGAATTTTTGCAACTGCTGTTGCTGTACCATTTTTTACATATTGGTTTAATAAGGATGTAAGAGTCGCATTATCATATTGATGACGCCATGCAGCGCCAGTTCCAGAGACAATGCCAGAAAGGTCTGTCGGAGGAAGTGGTGTACCATCCGGCTGTGTTGTTGCAAAAACTGTTACCCAATTAGGAGTTAAATCTTGACTACCTACTTGATCATAACCGCCGCGCCCAGCTCCAGTGAAATCTTCCGGCACAATATTGTCACCAACAATATCAGTATCGGAATGACATCTATCAATATAACTTTGGTAATAAGTAATATCAAAGAACCAAGTTTGAATTACATCAGTAGCAAGATAAATACGAGTGCTATTATTACTAAGCCATTCCATTCTAACAATAAAGGCATAAAACCATTTATTAGTAAAATTAGAATTTTGATACATTACATAATTGCAATTATATAACGAATCAATATGTTCGTTAATAGCGATCGAATTATCCTTTTTAATGTAATTAAAATCGTCAATTACTTTAACTGTTTTACCAGTAAAATATACTGTCTGAGCAGTAACGTTCGCAAAGTAAAGTGTGTTTGAATAATCGCTTTCAAGCGGTGTAGAAAGTAATCTTAAATTTGTATTTGGTGTAAACATATTTTATCTCCTTTATTACCCCTATCCCTAAGTCCCTCAGTACATGATGTTAATCTTGTACCTACCATGTAAAGGAGTGGAAATGGTTAATTAAGCTTCAACAAACGCATGTGCATTGGCGAGCGGCGAGTATGCCATAGTCTCCCAATGATGGAGATAATACTTACGGCTCAGGGTAGCAGCATTATATTCGGTGTTTGCCATCTTAAACATATTGTCATGAGTACGAATTGCAGTTTCATCGCAAACAACGGCCAAAGTCTTAGATGCAATGTCACCAGTACCGAAGTTATCAACAATAACCTGACGGCCGAGGAATTCTGCCTTAGACATATTAAATGCCTTTGCCAGAACATCAACATCGGTGAGAGCTGCAATATCAGCACGCATAATAACAGCAATACGATCGGGAGTAGTCCAGGTTTTCAGTGCAGTAGGATTCTGTACGCCCTGTGCAGTTGCCATCTTCAGATAACAGTTATGTGCCGTGCTGGGGAACTGGAACTGCAGGAACTTACTCCGAGCGTTAATAACAATATCTTCGGCATAAGCCTTCAGATCATTGCCATTAGTAATATCAGTTTTGTTAATATTACCATCATTCAGTGCATTGGTAAGCAGACTCCGCATCAGCTCATATTCATCGATATTATCACCAGAAGTAAGCGTATTCAGAATCATCTGGACAAAACGATTAAATGCATCGGGCTCGACAAATGCGCCCTTAAGCTGTTCATCGTAAATCGTAACTGCGTATTTGTCCTGGCGATTACGACGATAATATACAGTCTTTACATCAGGATTCTGAGGGGTTAGGATATCGCTCATTGCTGTTGCATCATAAGGAGTTGCGACAGCAGGATTTGCGATGGAATCCTGAACATCAGTGCCATAAGGAACTGCCGCACCCTTAAACAACCGCAGAGGATTTTCATAAATCGAAGCATGAACTTCCTGGAACAAAATTCGGTTTACCAGCGTATCAATAAAAGCGTTCATATAAGGCGTATAAGCCAGGATCGATCCGCCAATGGACTGAAGAGTAGCACCATTGTCGGTCGAAATATTATCACGAAGCAGGGTATTAGATGCCACAACAGCGCGAACGACATCAGTTGCAGTTGCCATTAAATATCATCCTTTCAAGTTAAGACGCCCGTTAGAAAAGAGCGAATCTACAGATGTGTTATCAGTTTCCGGTCTTACAATAGGACCAGGTTCATTTTTGTCAGGAACAGTTACACGAAGAAAAAGATTCATATTGTCTTCTTTCAGTTTATTGTTCTTTTTCTCCAGGTCATTTGCCTTTTTCTCGGCAGTCGCCCGTGCTGCGATTTCCTCATTGAATGCGGTGGTAAGTTCAGCAAGTGCTGTAGTCACTGCACCCTGATCATCAAGATGGGCGAGAATTTCCTGAGTTTTTGCATTATAATCTGCAAGTTCCATTTTAACCACTCCATTACATTGACTATTTTGTTCGTTTGTCAAAACGTGACTTTACATCACGAACATCAACATGAACAAAAGTGTTGTAAATACCAATACCAAATTTACTAGGATATTTACTACAAAGGTAATTATAAATTACAGCTGGTTCAATTCCAGAAATTTTAATATCAGCGGCTTTACCAAGTGTATGCTGTGAACCCGGTGCTGAGTCTTTAAGTTTTGCATTATATGCAACGGTTCGATAACCAGAATTAACAATCACCGGTTTACCAAAGTGATTTCGAACATCCTCAAGAACATCAATAAGTTCACAATCAATAAACACCATTCGCGAATTGTCATTGCACTTAAATTCACGCAATGTAAAATGTTCAGAAATTTTAATATTTCCATAATTTACATTAGGAAGAGTACAATCAAATGCATAATATTGTCGTTTATTCATTATTTGTCTTATCCTTCAATTTCTGTAGATATGGCTTAAAAAGCTTTTCAAGAGAAGGATTCACTACACTGAGATTTTCAATAATACTGATTAACTCAGTAGCGCAAATGTAAACCGATACAACATTCAACAGCGGAATATCGATTCCGAGATTTACAGTCTTGCAAGCATGCTCAAGCAATGCAGAACCAATCACTGCGACAATTTCAGATAATTTATGATAACCTCCCTGGCGCATGATTGTACTATTAAAACTCCCACTGTACGAAGCCTTAATGCAACCAGTTACAATATCAAAAATAATGAAACCAGCTACAATAACATAAAGCTCCATAGGAAATACCTCCTTTCTTTATAAAATAATAGAACGAGGCCAAACTCCACGTTTGGGAACAATATGCATGACGACTCTTCGCCGTGGTAAACCATACATCATTCACTCGTTCTATAATACTATTATACCAAATAGGGGGCCCTATGGGCCCCCTTTTGATACATGAAAGTATTTCACTTGTTAATACTTAATAATGAATCTTATTCAACATCCGCGTGACCGGTAGAACCAAATGCTCCATTACCACGGTTGTTATTGATATTATCAAAGGTATAATATGGAAGAACAACAGGGAACATAACAAGTTGGCCAACTGCAACATTTTTTCCAATATGATATTCACGATCGGAAGTGTTAGTTACGATTGCGTGAATTTCACCAGTATAACCTGTGTCGATCGGTGCGAGATGGGTTGTAATACCTTTGCTACCAAGACTAGACCTAGGAAAAATACATGCTGTCATTCCGACAGGTACTTCAATGCCAATTCCAAGAGGAATCTTCTTAGTTTCATGTGGTGCAATAGTAAACGAATCCTTAGGAAAAACATCAGCACCAGCATCATATTCATGTGCTCGAATAGGCATTTGTCCACCAAAGTTATACATCTTAATATGCATATTAAATATCCTCCAGAATCTTCTTAATTTTACAAATCTTAATAAGCGTATCGTGAAATTCCTGTCGCGTTGATTTATTCATAAATCCCCAACAATATGTCTCAAGAAAACGGATGTTATTTACCAAGTTAATAATGTTAATTTTATAAGGTGCCGATTGTGACATCGTAGCGTCAGCAAGTAATTTACTTTTATTTTCATCATAAAAATGTAAACTACCAACGATGTGTGTATATTCGCCAGTTTTAATATTTAACTGTGCAGCAATATATTTTGTCAACTCAGTAAAGAAAAGAATATCATATGGGAAACCAGTGTACAAATCATTCGAACGCATATATACCGTAGTATGTAATTTATTGTTACGAATAAAAAATTGGATACAAACAGTACACGGTTCATCTTTAGTTGTAATAACACTCTTATTTGCATAATTAAGATTTAACACTGCACGCCGAGTATTGTTATCCATTTTTAACAAATGAATGACTGTATCAATCTGATTAAAACCAAACTTTTCTTGTAACAAATATCCATAAGCACTATTACAAGTTTTTCCATCATCAGAAAGTCGATTCCAAATTGACGAAAACTTGTTAATAAAATCAAGATGGTTATCTCCAGAAAAATACCAAATTAACTCACCAAGTGCATAAACAATAGACGCTCTAGGATAAATAACATTATTATCCATATTAGTAAGACGCATTGTGATATTGCGTAATTCAGTAGTATTTGCTACCTTATCACCAACAGAATTTACAGAATTACAAACTAAACGATATAAATCATTTACGTCATTACTTTCATAAAGTACTTTATCAACATATCTAATCATTTTCTTACCTCCGGATTGTAAATATCGTATACATCATTTAACAATCCCATAATAATATAAAGATATGCGATCATATCATATACTCTACCATTCCATTCGCCAACGGTAAACTGCTCAGGATGCTTTGCCATATCACAAATTGTAATATAATGTTTACTTGCCTCACAAACTGTAGCAAAAATAGGATTTGTACCAAGCAGTGTTGCAAGTTTTTTATTATGTTCGAATCTATCGCTACCAGGGCCATATTCTTTAGCCTTACTATTAAGCAAATTTACAACGTCTTCATGAACGTTATTACAAATATTATTAAATACTTCTGGACTCATATTTCCAACTCCTTATTACATTCTCATAAACATATTGTTTTGTTTCCTCAGAATCATAATACATTTCTGTAGGAATCTTTTCCGACAAGTCAGGACGTTTATTTAATTTATCAACTACATTCCAAAAATACCTCCCTTTATCATAGCACATTGTTCTAACTAACATATCAGGACGTAACGCTTTATCTTTACCATAACATAACTCCCAATAACAGAAACACGGAAAAATATTAAACTTAAATTTACGATTACCAATCTGTACAATAAACGTTTTATTAAGTTTATCAAATTGAACATTATCCTTCGAAAATACATCGGGCGGAGTCACATATAAACCATTTGTTGCTGTATCATTCTGTCCTACTTTTAACACACGCGGAATTTCTTTCATATCCTCATATGCCATTTCAGCAAACTCGATAGCAACTAACGGTGATTCATCATAACCTAAATCTGGCTGTTGAATAATTTTCAAATCGCCGGGTTTAAGTTGTAACTTATCAATGTTAATGTTAAGCAATGTAAAATATGGATTATATTTGCTGATTGTGTTACCAACAAACCAAACACTAACATTTTTTCTACTACGAACAATAGTAGAAACTAATGACAGAAACTTTTCTGATTCCATCGGCAAATATTGTGTTGGATCCATCAATGCAAATTCTTCAACATCAATAATAGTAACTCTATCATACTGATTTGATTTATATTTTTGTTCGTTACTTAAAGCAAGGACATAACCAATAATATCTTTATTCTTTTTATCGGCTCCGATATCATTGATGTAATAATACGGTGCATCATACCAAATTTCTTTATTGTATTCTTTCGCAAGCCAAGCTAATAAATTATCATCAAAATAGTTTGCAACATATTTACCTTGCATATCGAATAAATATCGAATAATACGGACAAATTGCGCACCAGTTTTAAGATAATTCTTTATCCACTGTTGTGCCGTTGCATGCGACTTACCATTAGAACGTCCTCCAATAATCAGACCATAATCTGGATGTAAATTCCAAATACGGTCAATAGAATAATATTTCATACATATACATTAACATCACGCTGGTACATATAAACCTTCAATTCTGGAATATTTAATGCACCATCAACGATTGTATACTCCTTTCTATCATAATCAAACTTGACCGTTAATGGGTCCAAATCATCAGAAATTCTATTTTGCATACGATTGCATAATAATTGATAATTACGGTTTTCACATGATTCAAGCGACATAATTGCAAACTGTATACCAGACAAGCGAGCACCAGGCCAAAATTCATCATCAACTGATTTACCTAAATAATCAGTACAAACTAATTTAACAGGTTCTGACACGTCAACATATTTAGGAATCAATTTACTTGTCGCAGATTCATCAACATACATATTTGGTTTAAAATAAAATGCTGATGCTTCGATCGCTTTATTAAGCGTTGTATATTTAAGATTCTTATTTAATATTTGTGTCAAAAATTCAGAATAAACTTTCTTTGGTAGTCCTGCAATTGTTGACTCCCATTCATAATTACCTTTTTTATTTTTCTCGCATGCAATGTAACGTTTTGAACCTAAGGACTTAAAAGCATAATATGTACCCTCATAATCATATGCACCCAATGCCGGATATTGTTCAACCATAGAACCAGTTTCATTATTGAAACCATCAATAAGTACTTTAACATTTACATCATCAGGTACATGTAATTTTACGGAATCTGTATCCCAATATAACGGTAAACATTTGTGTTCCGCCATATATATTGAAGAAGTCACTTCCCATAAACGAACAATAGATGTAATTATGATGCCCCATAAATAACATGTCGCATCTTTTGCTTCACGTATTGAATTCTCACCTTCCACAATATCCTTGTATTCATTATATTGATAACTGCGACGAACGATATGCATGACCATAATTCCATACAAACCATTAAGTTCACCTTTACGTTGATGCAAGACCATATCAAGATAATAAACTGCTTCATGTTCTTCCATATCTTCAACATGTTTTATTTCAACATCATCAATACCAGGAATTTTTCTATACTCAGTTTGCCAATCACCATTTTCGCGATATAAGCGCAATGTATTTTTTAACACTGTTTTTGCACGATAACAATAATCAACGGCATTTCTCCAATATTGTGGCAATTGTTGAATATCTGAACCGATTAACATTTGCGTACATTCAACTATATTGTAATTATAACACCAATGCCATGTTAATAAATCAATAGTTGTACACGAAATAACACATTCTGAACATTCAATTAATTTACCATTATCGAATAATGCATCTGGAGTGGCAGATAATAATTTATGTTTCGATATCAAAGGTAATGTAAACCCATTAACTTGATTTATAATCGATACATCTTTTAACTTAACTGTAACCACAGCAAATCCAGCAAGCTTATCACGAGTGGCTTTAGCTAATTTTAATGGAGAATCATATTTAGATAACAAATATTTCATTAACCTATTAAACTGTTTGTTTGTGTCTAACACAACTTTAAGTTTTCTAGGATACCATGTTGCCATCATAGCACCGGGATATGCACTTCCTAAGTCCATAGATGCAACATTAAAAAACAAATTTCCTTGTTGAAAAACATTGCAATGCGTAAATCCGCCGGAGAACGCTGCTTCAAGAAACTTAGCAACATCTTCCAACGGCATTTCTTTTGGAAATACTTCAGTTGCTATATCCAAAGCTTCATCGAATAAACTAACATTATGTTTCTTAATATGATTCTTACGTTTCTTATTGTCAGAACGATATTGTTCTCGAATACCAACGATTTTGTTTACTGACTTATTACGTTTCAAAACGTCTTTAATCATAGCAGTATTTGTATATGGAGCACCTTCAATAGATTTATATCCATTGTTCCACAAACACATTGCCCACGCACCTAATGTAATAAGTACATCATTTTCGTTATATTCAATTTCTTTATCGTCCAACGGTGTTTCAAAATGTCTTTTTACATCATAATCATACTCCAGTTTTTCAAAACCATATTTTGCAGCATTTTGTTTTAATGAGCCAAGACCAAATAATCTGGTAGCATCAAGAAAAACTAGATTGCCTGCTAATACAGACATTATACTATGTTTACCTTCAATAACTGTTGGATATTCGGGATTATAATTATCTCGAATAAAGTTAATATTCTTTTGCAAATAAGACCATTCGTACGCCAGATTATATACTAAAATGATAAATCGCGCGTTTAAGTCTTCAGCCGTACCATTTAAAATGTTACACAATAAATCAAAATCGTTCCATGTTCTACCAAATACGCATGTTGTACATTTCTTCAAATCGTTATTGTTTTTACACAAAACTAAATCATTATAATCAGCACCACCTAATGTCCAATCATACATTGTTGCATATAAATCGGTCCATGAGGTTGTCTCAATATCAAATGACAGTAGATAATTTGAAGTCGGAACATAACGCTGTGAACGTTTCTTTTTTGAATCAATTTTAACTTCGCACATTCGTTGTTGTAAAATTTTAATGTTACCATAATCCATTAAAAATCAATGCCATACAACGTTACCATTTTAGCATAAACCGGTGATGCCATTAACTCAGCATAATCATCAGGTCCTAATTGCGAGATACTATCGTGAATAGTTTCACTAACTTCAATATACGCTTTATCGAGGGCTTTATATGGATCACCCTCAGCAACTTTATGACGTTCTGCGACTTCATCGAGGTTCACTCCAAAATATTGTGCAACCTCTTTTAGTGCTTCATAGTCATCAAGTGTAACTGTTTCCGCTTTAACCAACAATTCATCTGAATGTAATGCTTTATCCAACTGTACAACCGAATACTTAGCACGAGCGGAAATACCAGAACGAGAAGAACGTTGTTTAGGAGTCTGACGAAAAGCATTTTCAGAACCCTCACGATGAATATTCTGAATCTGCAAAACTCGCATTGTTTCATCTGTTTCAGTCCTCAACTGATTAAGTTGTTTATCAATCAAATCAAGAGCGCGCTGTTGATACAATTGTTCGACAGGAGCCAATCTGATTTTACGACGACGAATTGCTCTTGCCGATTCATTTAGTTCATATTTAGACAGATACTGAATTGCATCAATTAACTCACGTGCATGCCCTTGTCCTTCTTTAGCATCATCGATAATGTTCCACTGGTCGAGAAATGACTGTCCATAAGTTGATGCCCTGTTTATCAAACCAGTTTCTTTTGACCATTCCCAGCCATATTCTTGTCCATATTTTTGAACAATTTTTCGTGTATCTTGTAACTTACTCATATTGTGTACCTTATGTTAACAATTGTTAATTATTTAACAAAGGCCCTTTACCGGAGAATCACGTTGATGATAGAACATTATTTAAGCTCCTTTACTCCTCAACAGGATGGGACGAAATAACCAGAGTCGGATAACCGTTCTCGTTCGTCTGAACAGAAACATAAACGTCATCCAGAGCAATAGTGCGCGACCAATCGGAAATAGTCGTCGTATCGTCAATTGCAACAGATACGCCACAACTCTGGAACTGCCCGGACTTCAACCAAATCAAACCTTCTTCAACCTTGGCACACTTACCTTCTGCATCCTTAAACTTAAAGAAATTACGATTGCCATTCTTTTTATTACCCTTCTTGAAAGCCATAATAAATCTCCTACGTTTTAAGTTCGCCAACTATTAAATATATTGTAACACCAACGTGTTAACACAAATTATGCAAATACTACCCAAAACCACATTATAATACCTAATAACGATAAAATACCAATTGTCAATATATTTGTTTGTTTCCAATCGTATTGAAAACAATATACAAAATATGCACCAATTAACCCAGCATAAAATATAATTAACCCAGTATAAAATATAATAAACATTATTCACCTCAACCGAATGTTTGCATTTTCATATACGCCACAACTTTGATATAAATCAATGTAACAAATTTCACCTGTAATTGCATCACAACAAATTGATTTAACAACATGTTCTCTATCTACTTTAACTTCAGTTGATTTAATATAATAGTGACCACCGTAACTAATTAAAGTACCAGGTTTAATATCCCTAAGTTCGGCAAATTCAGCTTTAATAATCATATTATTCACTCCATCTTCTATAACCGCTACCTTCAAGAATGACGGATAATGTCCGAGGTCCATCAATTTTGTATGCAATAATTTTTGAACGAAGCAAATCAGAACTTAACGAACGAATACTAACATAATCATCCAAATAACCATGAAGCCAAACATATTCACGTCCCAATGAATACGCAAGCCACAATAAGCTGTTTTTATCAATTACTACACGTGAAACTGCCTCACCAGGTAATTGAATCACAATATGCTTTGTCTTAGTTCCATTAGGTAATTGTGTCATATTACTCACCATCGAATTTCTTACAATCAAGCTGGCAATGATGTTTTACATAATAATCTTTAGCATCAGTAGGCAAATTCAAAATATGATACGGGCAATCCATATATTCACAATGATAAATAATGCTACGACTATAAGAGCACACAATTGGCATCTTATTCTTAGATTTAGCTTTCTTCGCCATATTATCCCTCCAAAATTTCAACCAAATAACGCTTAGCAGCGACAAGGTCCTCACAAACATGCTTATAAGGGCATTGGTAACAATCATCACCGTTGCAATCAGACTGTTTCACAACAGACTCCTTTGCTTCAATGAACAACTGCTTCAGCGTAGCCTTCTCACCATCGTTATAACGATCGAGCATCAAACGAATCATAATATAACTTCCTTTCTGGACTTATAGTCCTGAGGGCCCACTGAAAAGGGCCCTTTCGTCTTAATTTTCAAAGACTCGTCAGAGGACTTCAATATGCATTGTCTTATAATTGAAAAGTCGTACTTTATACTCGGCATATACTGTCGTCAACACATCCATGAACGTTGATTCATATAATACCTTATTTGCGTCTTCGATTGTAACTGTATCACCATACTGAAAATTCTCACATGCATAAAATAACTGCCTAACTGTCATACTGCTTTATTTACCTCAAAACCATAATTAGTTTCAATTACATCATACTGGCTATCGTCGAATCGACAAATCGTCTCACCATTCTTAACTCCGACCCATTCGCCATCGCTCAAAACCATATAATCAACAAAAATCTCAGCACATTTATGACCATGATAAAATATCTTAATAACCATTATTAAACCTCCACTTTAGTGTAACAATAAAGATACCGTTCAAAATTATTGTGAATAACGCCAACAGGAATACATGGTACATCCAAAGTATTATACCCTTCCGGAGATGACCAACCGGTACGGCAATACATGCGATGATTAAAAACAAATGTTTTACCAACTGGTACATTACAAAGCAAAATCTTTTTCATAATAACCTACCTTTCTATTTTGTCCTGAGGGCCCACTGAAAAGGGCCCTTTCGTCTTAATTTTCAAAGACTCATCAGAGGACTCAGTCGGCAATCTTGACAATGGACTCAATCAGACAACCCTTAGGAAATTCGTCGTTGGCCTTCTTGGCAAACAGCTTGACATCGCGCTCAGCGTTCTTCCCCTGACCAGCAGTGCCATGGACCACCTTGGTAGCACGGTTCAGAACAAACATATTGTTCTCATCACGGTCGACAGTAACGTACGTGACCTCACAAGTAGCAGTACCACGAGGAGCATGCTCAGACTCGGACTTCAGCGAGAAAATCTTCTCACCCTCAGCGAGCTCAACCTTTGCACGGGCGGCCTTGGTGTCCTCAGCCTCGACCTTAACCATACGAACGTTCTCACCAGCAGCAACAATAACAGTATACATCATAATAAATACCTTTCTACAGTTTAACGTCATGATAGGACATATAATGTTGGCATTTCCGCCGACGGCCAGAAAGGCCGTTTCGTCTTAATTTTCAAAGACTCATCAGGGCAGTTATACATGCATAACCGAGCCTTTAGCTATAACAAAAGCGGTGCGAGTCATCTTAATGGCATCCTTAGAATCGCCAAGACAATCCTGTACAAATCCGAGACCATCAGCCATAGTGTACGCAAAGATGCGAGTAAACGCACCAACGGTCTCCATGTGAGTAATCATAATACGTTCTTTTTTCATAATACTTTTTCCTTTTCTTTTTGTTCGTTCTTTATTTTGTTCAGTTCCTTTTGACATTATTATTCTACCACAAAGCCGGCCCCTAGTGTTGAACAAACCATTAACATTTTGTGAACAAATTATTAACAATTTTGGTACATCATTGTACACAACGTAAGCTGTTTTCAATGAACAACATTATATCCATTCTTGTACACATCATTGTCTCACCTCCATGTATCCATGCTTGTATCCATTCTTGTACACATCATTATCTTACCTTCATATGTCCATGCTTGTGCTCATTGTTCCTGCGCATCATTGTGCGGTTCATTGTGCACAACGTTGGCTCATGGGGAGGGGAGGGGGGGCCCTGAGTGGGTCTATTCCCC